ATTTTGTTGACTTTACATTACCTGTAATAGGTAAACCAAACCCTAATTAGTATAATTAGTATAAAAAACCATGGCAGAGCTTACAGAACAAGAAATTGAGGAGATCTATAGAAACGCAGATCATAATGTTCAAATAATAATTACTAATGCCTATGAGGAACCCTTTACAGATATAAATAAAGCTACGATACAAGAAAATGTATCAAAATTAGAGGAAATTAAATCATATAAAAAGCAGGATAATACAACATCTATATGGACAGATGATTATAATTTTGAAAAAATTGATGCTGCAATTATTTTTGGTAAAACTTTTTACGAATAGTTACTTAGTTTGAATGGAATACATAAATGCTCTAAAAAAAGAATGTAAATATTGCGGTAAAGAATTTACAACGATGGAGCAAAGAAGAAAATATTGTTGTAATGCCTGTAAAACAAATTATCACAGAAACAAATTAGTTACTTAGTTTGAGTTGTCATCTGTCTTGTCATAAGACTCATAGTGACGTATAGAGGTGACAAAGCTACAATAAGTAATAAAACAAGCACACTTGAAAAAGATAGTGCTTTTAATATTGCAAATTTAATCATGTTTCAAAAGATAGCTAATGTTTTGAGTATCATCTCATTTGTAATGGTAGCTTCCATAAGTGGTGGAGCGTACTTCGGATATAAATATGTAACATCAGATCAATTTAAAACAAGAGTAATGAATGAAATTCTTGGAAACGTGCAGGGCATGATGCCAAAAGTTTTAGATCAAGGTCTACCGAAAGTGACTGGTCCATCTATGCCTATAATCAAATGAAATGTTATTGGTGTGATACAGAACTAATCATAGGTGGAGACATTGATATTGAAGAGGACATGAGTGGTTATCCCGAATTTTCTGTAATGACTAACTTGTCCTGTCCTAAATGCTTTTCAGAAGTAGAAGTATTGAAGAAAAGAGATGCCTTCGATTGATATACCTGATATAGATATTGTTGAAATATATATTCCAGATATTCCAGAACCTTACAGTTCTAGTTACATAATCGTGACTGAGCCACCTGATATTGATGTGCCTGGTTGTACTTATCAGCATCGTGATATAAAGAATACTGGAAATCGTAATTTATTAACAGACGATCCAAATGGTGTATTTACTGCGTGTGATTTCCCGTTTCCTGGATTTGTTCCTCTTGATTACACACCTGAGAATATCATTATTACAGAGCAAGCACCTGTCGATAACCAAGCAGATTCTTTATCAGAAACAAAGGATCAAGAAGTACAGACAAGTAAAAAAGAAGAAGTGTTCATACCACCATGTCCTGGTAAAAAAGATCAAAGGGTAGGAGACTTTCGTAACGAAAAGAAACTGGAACGTGTCATTGGACATAAAAGAGGAGAAGATGGGATTGAGTGCATAACTCTATATGAAAACGTTGCTTTTGTGGATCAATACATCCCAGAATTTAGCACTATTGTTTCTACTGCTATTATTGGTCTTGTGGCTGCGAGTAGCCCTTTTATTCTCAATTTAATAAAACCAGCTATTAAAAATATTATTAAAAAGCTTACAAAGAAGAAAAAAGATGTAGAATAATACATAAGCAACCAGACCTGATAAAGAGTAGATTAAGTTCTACCACCTCACTGTCAGAGCGTCAGTTGCTTTTTTAGGCAAGTCTTACCACAGCCCGTGGCTTGTCTACTTTAATTTGTGAGTATGTGGGATAACTTGATTGGGTGGAATATCAACAACAATATCGTCACAAGTAACAGCACTGGGAGTATTAGGTTTGAAAGTAACGCCAAGTTTTGCTTGCTCACTACATATCTGTAAGCGGTATAAGCTAACTTCCATCGCTAATTTTTTATATAGTAACTCTTGATTTTTGATATTAACTTCAGTTGCTTTATGACAAAGAGCAGGTGACTTGCCTAATGGAATATTAAACTGCATACTGATTCCATAATTGAGATTATAATTATCCTTCTCAAATCTAGGAGTCTCTTGAATATACTTTATCTCTCCAGTATCTTCGTCATATATGTTTTGCCTAGTAACTTGTTCTATTGGTCTATTAAATGACCAACTATCTGTTAAATATGGAGTAATCGTAAGACTAGGCGAAGCACAAACTATACCCTGACTCATTCTGTAAGATGGCATGGCTGATGGCGTTATCATAGTGGCATTGTTATTTACAACACCACTAGCCTGACTTTGAGGAGAAGCTACTGTTGTATTAGCCAAAACTCTTGCAGGGCAAACGATTATAGCTATTGCCCAAAGGTAGTTGAAGTTTCTGTAGTTGTGCTTGTGTTTATCTGTCGGCTTATTGTCGTTACCGTGTCTAACCCTGGTGTTATTAAAGTTTCTTGTAAAGAAAAAGCTGCTCCATTGTTTATGATTGACCAACGAGGTATAGCTTCTAAGTTTGGTGAAGTCCAATTAAAATTTACTCCTCCGACTGTTTGTTCATTCGTAGTCGTAGGAGTAGGGTTGATATATCCTGTTTCAGATTGGATATTATGTCCTGACGCTGAGTACGAATATCCTGTGCGGTATTGGTGGCTTGTGATGACTTCATTTATTACTTGTTCTGATGTACTTGAAGTTTGAGAAGAGCCAGAACGAAACTGGGGCACTACAGGAACAGCAAGTGTTCTTATAGGTAATGCTAATAAAACCAGCAACCAAAGTCTAGTCAATAGTAATAGTGACCTTAGTAGATCCTATACAGCTAGTACCACTTCCTCCAGCAGTACAGGTATGGATTCCTGAGCTTAGTGAAGTAAGTGCAAGGTTGCCAGCAGTACCACCAGAAGCTACAGTTGTCGTTCCACCTAATACTGGTAATGCTGCAATACCACTAGAAGGAGTCACAGCAGATGGTGTGCTATCTCCCATAGTTACCGACTCGGTTTTTGAAAAGGCTGATCCTGATGTTGTAATACTTGTATCTGTTTGAATCATTGCTGGAACGCCATCAGTTAACGACCCAACATTGATCCCTCCAATTTTTCCTGATGTTGTAGTATCCCCCACAGTTACAGATGGAGTAATATTGTTTCCGCTTAAAGAGTAGGTTGTACCAACTTTTTGTGTGGTTACGAATGGCATATCCACAGTTATCTGAGCAGATGTGACAAATTCCTGTTTTATATCAGCAAAAACAGCCGTTGGTAAGAATAAAAGTAAAGTAAATAGTTTTTTCATTTGATACCAGATTTACTATTCTTATTATCTACTATAACGTCTTTTTTATTGTTGCCTTTTTTACCAATAGTCACGCCCAAAGCTGCCGTTGAAGCACTGAAGATACTGGCTATAAAAGTCGGGTCAAAATCTACTATTTTTTTACCACTAGGTGGTTCCCAATAAGAGAGAGTCAAGAGCGTGGCTGACCATATAAGTATAGAAATTTTGACAATGGTTTCAACTTTACTAGGCTCTTGTTCTTCCATATAACTAGGATGATATATACTATAACTATAGACACAAAAGGTTAAGAATGGTTGAAGTGATAGCAGCAGTAGGTGGGGCGATGATGACAGCTTGCTTTGTATCAGTTGGATCTATTTCTTACAGAGGTAGACAATCAAGAGATGATCTTGTGCGAAATACCACAGCAATTGAATTATTATCTGACAAGATTGATAATATGCATGACGATATGAAGGAAGTGTTTCATCGCCTTAAAGAAGTAGAACTAGCAGTTGTAGAGATAAAACCAAGAAGATAAAAAAAAAGACCCCTATTGCTAGAGGTCTAGTTCTTGCGAATATCTAGTGTTGCCTAGTTTCCACTAGTCACTCACAAGTTCTCACACACGCCGGTACACTAACACAAAAAAAAGCCCCCTGCGTGGGGGCTGTAACATTACTGTTTTATCCAGTAACCATAAACACATCTAGTTTCTCCTCTACTAGGATCATAGGTGTCGTTTATAACGCCATCTATAACTGCACAGTAGTGACGAGTAACTCTTGCGATAACTCTGCCTTTTGGTAACTCATCTGCTTTTAGATGTACCTTGCATCCTGTACCGATACCCATAGTAGAAACCCACTTAAAGCCTAATGACTTCATGTAGTCTTTAAACCATTTGCGAGAAGTGTTAATACCTTTGCTGGCTGTTCTAGCTCTTGCTCTAGATTTTTTAATACGCTTAGTAACCCTTTGAGTAGCGTTGCCATCTGCAAGTCGATCATAGACTTGCTTGTATGGTAACTCTGCTGCGATTGCTACGGCTCTAGTAACACAGTCTCCTGTGCGTCCTTTGTAACCAGCTTTGGCTCTACCGCCATCATTGAAATTAAATTCCATAATAAAATTTAAGATGTAAAGTGTAATTAAATTGTCGAGTTGCAATTAGCCGATGCTTCCACCGGCTATCCTTATTATAAAGCCAACTAATCAGGAATAGGATTTTAGTGTGCCACTAATTTAATTGGCACACTAGTTTTCCGTTTAGATTTTTTTTCTAATTTATAGTAGTATTTAAATAAGTCGGGAAGCCTGATGATCTATGCAAAGCGGATCTGAAAGCCATACGATCCTTGATATGGGATTAAAGCAGGGCAGTCTTAAGAGTTCGACTGACCAATCTCCCGATCTTTCTTTATCTTAAAAATTATGCTTAAAATTATTGAACCTATTTTATTTGCATTCCTCCGTGGGTCAGCAATAAAAAAACTCGCACTTGATATAGTACGAGCAATGGTTAAGAAGACTGATAATACAGTTGATGACAGGCTTTGCGATGCTTTAGAAAGAGCGCTATTCCCTGGTAGATAATTACTTTTTCTTCTTTTTCTTTTTTGGAGGTCTGCCGACCTTACTTCCGTAAGTTCCTTTTCCTGATGGCATGATGTTGTAAATAACTATTTATATAGTAAGATATAAAACCTCACATATCCATAAATGCATAGATTAACTTTTGTAAAGTGTCCTAAGTGCAGAAAAGTAACTAGACAAAAAGTTATTGACTCACAAAGAAATTCAAAAAAAACAATTGTTAGAAGAAGATTATGTATGGTTTGTGAGCATAGATGGCATACTAGTCAAACTCCAGAAAGAATAATAAATGATCGAAAAGCTGGCTATCTCAGGGCAAGCTAGCTATTGTTAGTACATGAGACTACAAATGCCTTGGTCTGGTTGGTTCAGTAACCAAGCTAAAAAAAGGAAAAAAGTAGAGCCTTGGGTAATGGCTGACGTATCCTATGAGGAAGAATTGCATATTGAGATAGTACTTAGATCAATAGTTAATTACATTGATCCTGATGAAGTACCAGATTTAATAAGTGCTTTTGCAAAAGAAAATTATCGTCTTGTTAAAATTATTCAACAAGCTGGCGAACATATTGACAAAATAAACGCTAAATCTTCTTCTCCCAAAAGTAAGCGCAGTCTTTAGCCCATATACCGCCACTTGCTTTTCCTTCTGGCATTCCTAGGCCGCATTCAGCCTTAATAACCAAATGATGAATGCAATCTATGCATAACGGATGATCTCTGCTCATACACCTAGCATCTGCATATAGATATTCTGCTTCTATTAGCGCTGGCTCTAATTCTTTTGCAGTTAATGGCAAATTAAGTTTGCCTTTTTTTGTTTTTATTTTTACACGCCAAACAGTAGGTTTCTCTTCATACAGCACCATGCGTCCAGCATGATACCTAAGAGATGCCACTATTTAGTCCAAACTCTGCCGTCAATAGTTTCCCAATCATGTCTTGTATAATCTACCGACATAAACTTTTTGTCCATCAAAATACCAAGGTCTAAATTTTGCTGTAAGTCCATAATATATCGGGTTGACTCCGATTTGTCCTTTGCAGACTAAATGTGTGATATACAAGATTTATTTCTTTTCCCAACACTTAATTAATATCTTTAATTCTTTTATGCGCTTCTGCGCGGCTTCTATTTTTTCTTTAGTTTTCATTAGTAACCTAATTTTTCTTTTCTAATTGCTAATTTACAAAGTTCTGGCTTATATGAGATGCCTCTACCAACTGTTCGTATCCAATGTATGTTTTCTTTTAATACACCATTTTTTCGATATTTAACTAAAGAAGCTTCAGATTTTAATCCCATCATACCAGCAGCAGTTAATTGTTGATAAAAACCTTTGCTTGCATAATATTTTCTTTTATAAGGGTCAAAAGGATCGCTTTTTGGTTTACTATCTTTTTCAGATTGTTTTATCTCACTACCTAAAAAGTTATACATACTTTTTAGTCTTCTTAATTGTTTTGGATTTTTATCGGATTGTGCAATCATTTTTAATGTTAAAAGACTAAATTGTTTAAAATCTTTTTCAAATTTCTCTTCTTCTGTAAGTTTTTGTTTTTTCATTAGTCAACTATCTCCCACTTACAATCTTTCCATCTTGCTTCTACATACTTAATGGCTTTCTTTTTGTTTTCTGCATAGGTTGTTAGTTTCATAGGGCAATTGCCAACATTATTAACAATAAACCTATATTTTCTAGTTTTACTGTCTTTTTCTGGTCTAGTTACGCCCTCCATATCAGGCGGCATATCTAGGATTTCTTTGTCAGGAAAGTTGTTTGATCTCATTGTTCTTGCGAGAGTTTGGTTAATGTTCTTGCGAGGGTGTGGATATATCAGGTTTCTGTAACCTGTTTTATATCGTTTTGACTAAAATCTGCGATGGTCATTTTTTTTACCTTTTCAATTTCTATGTTGTGTTGATCAATTACAATTTGTATATTTTCATCAACCCAATCTGTTCTTAATCCACATTTACCGTCATCTTTATAATCAATCAAATGATCATAACCTCTAATATTATGATCTAATTTTTCTTCTAACCTATCTATTTTTTTTGCTTTTAATTTTTCTAATATTTTTTCCTCTTCAAAAGACATTAGCTTTGCTCCATTAACTCACTTATTGTTAACATATGCGCCTTTTGTTGTATCGACTCATATGTACTTTTTCCTAATTTCTTAATTAATAAATTAGAAAGTGTTTGCTCAGGTGTTAATTCATTAATCTTATCGACATGAATTATTTGATCTAGACTTATGCTTTTATAAAAAGCGGACATGGTGTAATTACAAGATTTATACATTTATTTTAGCTTAAATAATAATAATGTTTATAAGGTGTAAGAGTTTATTTTAGTTGGTCGGTGATGTCTTTCCATTCGCACCAATCAGCATGACAGTTGACCATAACTTTTGTAAAATCTTTTTCAACATATTCAAAAGTTCTTTTTAAATCAACGTCATAAAAAATTTGACCGATGTAGGGATTTTTAGGAAAGACAACACCAAACATAGTTAGAAAGGAATAATATCTTCTGTAGGATCTACAGTTCTAGGTGCTGGAGTAGAACTTGTAACACCAGATTCCTTTTCTTCTATAGCCTTAAGTGTTTTGTAGTCTGGCTCTAGATTAATAGATAGATACTGTAAGCCACTCTTAGATGTATTAATGTAAGCACTAGCTCTTACAGTAACAGCGCCTTCTGGATGATAGTCAGTAACTTCTGGTTCTGCTTTCTGCAAATAATTGACCATTTTTACAATGTCCATTTGCGTTACTTGCATAGTTCCATT